CCCCCGAGATCACGGTGCCCAGCAAGGCGCTGGTCGAGGCGGCGATGGGTTGCACGGTAGGGTCTATGAACTTCGCGGTCTCCTCGCCGTTTGCGATCCGCAGCGAGATCAGCGGGCGGCTCGTCGTCGCGGACACCGAGGGCGACGGGACGCACCAGGCGAGCTTCACGTTCAACAACAACCGCCATTGGGCCGCTGGCATCGCCGCACTTGAGATCCCCCCTCGCCCGCCACTCGCCCGCACCGGAATCTGGGTCACAGGCATCTGGAAGCCCTACTGATGGAACTCGCACTACTCGTACCAACCCTGATCCTCGGTTTCCTTCTCTGGCAGGAGAAGCGCGAGGCGCGCATCCGCGAGGACGCATGGCGCGTGGAGCGCGCCGGCCTGCTTACGCGCATCCAGGCCCCCGAGCTTGCGCCCACCCTGATCCCTGAGCAGACGTATTCGGACGAGCCTCTGTACGTCCCCCCGGACGATGACGAGGCGTTCCGGCAGTACCTCGAAGACAAGGCTGAGGGCAAGGCCGCCTGATGGCGATTCTCGCTGCAAAGCCGAAGGGCCGCAAGGCGGACAAGGCGCTGCTCGCCCGGATCAACAAGGGGCGCGAGCGGCTTGAGACCTTCGCCGCCCGCAACGACGAGTGCTGGGAGTTCTACCGCGGCAACCACTACGCCTACGTAGACGAGCGCAACGTACTCCAGGTCCTCCCCACCACCGTCTCTGCGCGCGGGACGGGCAAGCCCGCCCATCGCGCGAGGCAGGCCCGCAACCTGGTCTTCGACGCGACCCTGCGCATCCAGTCGCAGGCAACCCAGCAGATCCCGTCCTACCAGGTCCCCCCGTCCACGGAGGACCCGGACGACATCTCCGCCGCCCGCCTCGCGGAGAAGGTTCTGCTCTACGGCTACCACCGCTGGGGCATCCGCGACGCGGCGAAGAGGGCTGTCCTGCACGCCATCGTCAACCACACGGGCGAGGCGTTCGGGTGGGTTTACTGGGACTCGCAGGTTCCGCCCTACATCAAGGGGGAAAACGTCGGCCTGGGCGACGTGCGGGTTCGCATCTACGGTGCGAACGAGGTCTACTGGGAGCCGGGGCTTAAGTTTGAGGACTCCCCGTGGCATTGCGTCGAGCAGGCCATGACCATCGAGGCGGCCAAGCAGCTCGACGGGTTCATCAAGGGCACCGAGCTTGTCCCCGACGCCGCATCCCGCCAGCTTTCCCACCGTGGCCGCCTCTCCTCCGACAAGCCCAACCTCGTGGTTGTCACGCACTACCTTGAGCGCCCCTGCCCCGACAAGCCGGAGGGCGAGTGGCGTGTCCTGGCGAATGGGCTTGAGATCTGCGAACCCCGCTCCTACCCGGGCGATGGTGAGGAGCCGTGCCTGCGAAAGCTCTGTTTCGCGGAGGATCCCGACAACGACCGCGACCTCGGGCTGGTTTCGCAGGCCATCGACGCGCAGCGGACCAAGAACGACGCGGACAACAAGCTGATCGAGTGGAAGAACCACGCGCTCATGCCGCGCCTGTTCGTGACGCCGGGGCTGATGAAGAAGCAGCGGTTTACCGACGAACCGGGCAAGGTCTACGAAATCCCGCAGCCCGCCCAGAACGTCCAGTTTCTTGAGGTTCCGCAGGTTCCCGGCGAGTTGTTCGAGATGGCCGACCGCGCCACGGCGGACCTCAACCGCATCTTCGCCAACGACGACATTCCGCCGCAGATCGAGGCGGCGCGGGCGATTGAGGCCTTCCTTGAGTCCAACCGCTCCCGCCACGTTGCCTTCTTCGCCAACCTCGCCCAGTGGTACTCGCAGATCGGCCACGACTGCCTCGTGATGGTGCAGAAGCACTACACCGAGCCGCGGCTGCTCCAGATCAAGGGCGAGTTCGGCTGGGAGTCGATCAAGGACTTCAAGGGCGCAGACCTGCGCGGCCAGGTTGACGTGCGCGTCTCGGCTGACTCCATCATGCCGAAGACCAAGCAGGAGGTCGAGCGCAAGGTCATGATGTACGCGCAGGCGGGCTGGGTTTCGGGCGAGGAGGCCATCACCGCCATCGAGACCGGGAACGCCGAGCGCCTTGTCCGCTCCGTCGCCAACGACGAGGCCCGCGTCGGCAGGATCATCCAGCGCCTCAAGGAGGGGCGGGAAGCCCTCTACTCCATGCCCAACCTGCCTACGGGCGAGATGGTTCCCGAGGTCGATCCCGTCACCGGGGAGACCCGCATGGTTCCCGAGATGGCCCCCGGCTGGATGCCCCGCCGCTCCGACAACCTCGGCGTCTGGAAGCACATGTTCTCGAACTGGATGAAGACAGAGGAGTACGAGATGCTGGACCGCGAGATGCAGCAGGCAGCCGCCGCCATCTTCGGGGGCATCCTCCAGCTCGAAGCCCAGATCGCCCAGGAGCAGCAGATGGCGATGGCCGCCGAGGCCGAGCAGCTTGGCATGCAGAACGCCGCCAAGCCGCAGGTCAAGCCCCTCCCCTCGCTGCGCGGAGCGGCTGAGGGCGAGGGCGGCGAGCCCCCACAGTTCTAAAGCTTTCCTCGCTGACTCAGACGGACACCCGTCACCCGACGGACCCGTAATCGACGTAAGCAGACACGCCGCTTCGAGCGGCCCTGCGTTCATACGAAAGGACGGCTCAATTGTCTGACACTGAGGCCCCTGCGAACGAGCAGGACACGCCTACCCCCGCTGACGACGCTCCACCCGCAAACGACGCGGACACGGAAGCCAGTCAGTCCGACAGCACCACCGACTCGACCGATTGGCGGAAGCGGTACGAAGACCTCCAGCCCGCGTTCACGCGCGTATCGCAGGAGGCTTCGCAGCTTCGCCAGATCATCGACGCCGCCCGCCAGGGTGACCCCGAGGCGCTTGAGTTCCTTGGGTTGGACCTTGCGGATACCGACGACGATGAGGACTTCGAGGACGATCCCTACGAGCCGATCTCCAAGGCCGAGTTCCAGGAGTTCCTGCGTCAGCAGCAGGAGCAGGAGCGGCAGGCCCAGGAGCAGGCTGCGTGGGAAGAGGCGGCTGAGGAGCGGTTCGATGAGTTCGTGTCCAAGCTCGGCGACGATGCCGACGAGGACTACCTGAACCTCGTCCTCAGCACGGCTGAGCCTGATGAGCAGGGGCTGCCCGATTTCGAGGGTGCCCACAAGCGCATTCAGGCGTTCCTCGAAGCCCAGCGCCAGAAGTGGGTTGAGTCCAAGCGCGCTCCGCGCCTTCCGGGTGGTGCTGCACCGAACAAGCAGCCCAACTTGGACGACCCGAACGAGCGCCGCGAATACCTCGCGCAGCGCCTGATGATGGAGGCCCAGGGCCCCTAGTCATCTTCGGGCGTCCGCACGACCCTTACAGAAAGGAAGAGATAAGCAATGGCCGAGAGCCCTGCGAACCTCTTCGATCTGCTCAAGGAAGTGTGGACGCAGGACCGCCTTGAAAAGCAGTTCTACAGCGAGACACGCTTCCTCGACCGGATCGAGAAGACCGCGAAGTACACCATTGGCCGCCGGGCGCAGGTGCCCATCGAGAGCAGCCTGCCGGGCGGCTACACCGTCCATACCGCTGAGGGTGGGGCGCTCAACCCCGCCGATCATCTCCACGTTGATCGCGCCGACTACTTCCTGACCTACCACTGGCAGCAGGTCGAGATCGAGACCGGCGCGCTCAACCAGGCCGACTCGGTTGGCGCACACTCGACGGTCGATGCGGCGGATCAGACGATCACGTCGAACATCCTCGCCCTTCGCCGCGAGATCAACCGCCAGGCGGTCATGGACGGTTCGGGGCGGATCGCCAACTGCGACACCACGTCGAACTCGACGAACGTCAAGCTCGACCCGGCGGGCTATGGCTACGACGCCATCGTGCGCGGCTGGCTGCGTCCCGGTGTCGGCATCGACATCGGCTCCGACGCGGACGCCGACTCGGTGGCCGCGAGCCGGACCATCACCGGCGTCAAGGAGAGTTCGACCGGCCCGGAGATCACCATCTCGGGTGCGGGCGTCACGACCGCTCAGACGGACTTCGTGTCCATCGCGGGCGGGCGCTCGCGCACGGACGGCAGCTCCCTTGAGATGATGGGCCTCCGGGGCATCGTCGGCTCCGACACGACGACGGTCGGCGGCATCAACCCCGCCACCAACTCGTTCTGGAAGCCGGCCCTGGTCGATAGCACGACCACGACCGTCAGCCTGAACCTCCTGCTGGACCTTCAGCGGGCGGTCTACCAGAAGACGGGCAAGTGGCCGGATTACGTCACGACCAGCCCGAAGCAGGCGGCTGACCTGTACGCCCTCTACCAGACCCAGGTCCGCTTCGCCGGGGACAACCCCTCGGCGGGCAATGTCGATGGGTTCAAGTGGAACGGTATGGAGGTCCACGCCGACCCCGACATCCCCGACCGCGAGCTGTACCTGCTCACCCTGAGCGACTTCCTGGTCGTCACGGGCGGCAAGTTCGGCAAGCCCACCTGGGCCTCGGACGTCGAGGGTGCGGGTGGTCGCCTGCGCTGGAAGCAGGGCTACACGTCCTTCGTGGACGCAGTCGTGTACCCCTGCCAGCTCGCCGTCAAGCGCCGCAACTCCTCCGCTGCGGCGGTCGGCCTGACCGGCTGATCCATCCACTGAGTGCGCGCGTCCGGGGGGCTTCGGCCCCCCGGCGCGCCCTCCATCTTCCCCGAAAGGAGTCCATTCGTGGCACTCACGCTCATCCCTGTCAGAGAGTCCAACACGGTCTTCGGCAACAAGCGCGTCCGCGTCTTCGACGTGGAGTTCTCCGGTTCCTCGGACTCCGAGTCGCTTGCGCCGGAGGACGTGGGCCTCGTCCACATCGATCAGGCCATCCCTTCGGGCGGCCCGGACTTCGTGACCTACGACTTCGCCAACGAGGAGCTTGTCTGCTCCGCCCAGGACGGCGAGGGTCGGGTGACCTTCATCGGTTACTAATGGGCCTCTACCTCCCGCCCTTCGTAGCCCGCAAGTACGCGGAGGAGCGCGAGGCGCATCGCGCCGACCTCCTCCGCGCGCTTGAGGCTACGGCGGGCCAGCTCGCGTACTGGAACAAGCGCCTGCGCGAGATCGACCCGCATCTCCAGCTTGTCAAGGCGCACTCGAACACCACCCTGCCCGGCCTCAAGCCGGGCTATTTCCACATCATCCGCGATAACGGGCAGGCTCCCCCGACGGTCTGGCCGCTGGAAGGGCCGAACGGCGAGTTCCGCGAGCCGGACTCGGGGATGCTTGAAGATCTTGCCCGAGGCGACATGTGGAGCGAGCGCAGTCAGCGCGAGCGCGAGAAGGCCATCTCCGCGGCCAAGGCTGCGGCCCAGCGCGAGCGCGAGCGCGAGCGGGAGGAGCGCCTTGAGGAGCTGAAGGACCGCATGAAGGCGGCCTGGAACCCCGGCGTTCTCATCAAGAAGGGACTGCCTGAATGAACCTCGCAGAGCTTCGCCAGGAGGTCTCCGACCGCGGCTTCGACTACCTGCCCGCCGCGCGCATCAACCGCTTCCTCAACAAGCGGTATCGGCGCGTGTGCAACCTTGAGGCGTGGCCCTTCCTTGAGGCTTCCACGACCCTCACCGCGCCGGCGTCCATCCCCGACCTGCGCGCGATCCTCCACGTCACCGATACCAGTGGCAACCGCCCACTGGGTTATGAGGACTACCGCACCATTCTCGACCGCGACCCGAACCTGCGGGCGAACGGCAACCCGACCTCCTGGTACCTGTTTGACGGGCAGCTTCACGTCTACCCGCTCTCGGGCAACACCCTGTCCGTCCGCTACCTGCGCCGCGCGGCCCCGCTCACCACGGACGGGGACGAGCCGCTGATCCCCGAGGAGTACCAGTACGAGATCCTTGTCGAGGGCGCGTGCGCGGACGCCTACCGCGACTCGGACAACGCGGAGATGGCCGCGCTGTGCGAGGCCGAGTACGCATCGGCCATCGACGACATGCGCAACGACCTGCTCGTGCCCAACTACGACGGGCCGTCCGACATCGCAATCACCTTCGGCGCGTCCACCGACTGGTAATGGGATACGCACCTCAGCCCTTCGCATCCTTCGGCAACGGCCTCAACCTCCGCGACAAGGCGGATGCGGTCGATCCCGCGGACGCCATCGACGCGCGCAACGTCGAGTTCACCGAGCGGGGGTCGGTCAAGCAGCGCGGGGGCACCGTGCCGTTCAGCACCCGGCGCGTCAACCTCGCCACCAACCCGAACGGGAAGTCCACGTCCGACTGGACGGGCAGCGTGATGGTCGTCAGCACCACGCCTCCCACCACGGCGGGGTTGCCCGATGGCATCACACATGCCTTCTACTACAACTCCATGGGCGGAGGGATCGACGCTCGCCTGCCCTTCGCCGTCGAAGAGGGCAAGACTTACACGGTGAGCGCCTACGGGCTGGTCGAGGAGTTCGGCTGGGGGTCGTTCTTCCTGGTCACGAGTCAGGACGGCATCGTCGTCTCCGGGGGCGGGATCGGCGTGTGGAACGATACATCTTTCTCCCGCCACTCGCTGACCTTCACGGCCAACTCGACGGGGACCTATGAGCTTGCCTTGAGTAAGGCGCTGGCGATCTTCTGGGTCACCGCGATCCTGATCGAGGAGTCCAGCACCCTCCGCCCGTACTTCGACGGTGATTCGGTGGGCGCGAGCTGGGACGACTCGCCCGACGAATCCACATCCA